GGTTCTTCCAAAAAGCGCGCTTCTCGCCTTGCTGCCGACTGGACCCCTCCACCGGAGTGGATCGAAGAGGCAGTCGGAAAAGGCATGCCGCGGATCACCGCCCTGTCGGAAGCCGAGCGGATGAAAAACTGGTCGCTGTCAACGAGGAGCGGCGCCAAGCTCGATTGGCTGGCGACCTGGCGGAATTGGTACAGCGACAAGATCGAAGCACAGATGCCGAAGATCAAAACGGCCGCGACTGAGAAGGCGCGCCTCTTTGGGCGGATGTGACCATGACCGACACCTTCGCCGCCCTTGCTGAACACCATATCCGGCTGCGTGACGCAAAGCCTGGAAATCACAAGACGCTGTGCCCGAACTGCTCCTCGTCCAGGCGGAAGAAGAACGATCCCTGCCTGTCGGTGACGGTCAAAGCGGATGGAAGCGCAGTTTGGAACTGCCACCACTGCAACTTTACTGGCGGTGCCGGCGGACAGGATTACCGGCCAGTCCGCGAGCGCCGGACCTATCGAAAGCCGCAGCGTGAACCCGCGCCGCAACGGCCTGATACCCTTCATGCCTGGTTCGAGAAGCGGGGGATATCTCGCGACACGGTAACCGGGTTCGGCATCTACAAAAGCCGCCAATGGTTTCCGCAGAGCGAGAAAGAGGAGGACTGCATCGCTTTCCCGTACGAATGGGACGGCGAGCTCCGAAACGTCAAGTACCGCACCGCGACGAAGATGTTTCGGCAGGAGAAGGAGCCGGAACCGGTATTCTTCAATGCCGATACCATCGGCGCCGGAGAGGACTTGATCATCTGCGAAGGCGAGATCGATGTCATGTCGATGGCTGAAGCCGGCTTTCATCACATCGTTTCGCTGCCGAACGGAGCGCCATCGGGACCGGAGACAAGCGAGAAGCGCTATGAACCTTTCGGAACGCACTGGGAGTTGATCCTGAAGGTTCGGCGCGTGCTGATCGCCTCGGACATGGATGGTCCCGGCGAGGCGCTGGCGCAAGAGATCGCGAGACGGGTCGGCAAAGACCGCAGCTATCGCGTGAAGATGCCGTCCGGCTGCAAGGACGCTAACGAATGCCTCGTTCAGCATGGTGCCGAAGCGCTGAGGGCGTGCGTTCAAAACGCCGAGCCCTGGCCGATCGAAGGCCTCCATGACATCGAAGACTTCGCGATCGATGTGCACGATCTCTACAACGGCAACGGACCCAAGCCGCTGTCGACCGGCTTCGCCGAGATGGACAAGGCGTTCAGGTACATTCCCGGCCAGTTCATTGCCGTCACCGGCATTCCGAACCATGGCAAGTCTCGCTGGGTCGATCAGGTGGCTGTGCAGACGGCAAGGTTGCGAAATGAAAAGTGGGGGTTCTTCTCGCCTGAGACGGGAGAGGCAAACCACATCGCCGATCTCTGCGAGATCTGGTGCGGGCAGCCGTTTTTCGAAGGACCAACACCACGCATGTCGGAAGCGGAGATGATGACGGCCATGGCTTGGCTGAACGAGCGAATATTCCTGCTCGGCGCCGTCGATCACACGCCGTCTATCGACTGGCTGCTGGAGCGAGCTCGGGCCGCGGTTCTGCGCTATGGCGTGACGAACATTGTCATCGATCCGTACAACGAGATCGAGGCCTCTCGTCCAGACAAGCTGACCGAGACCGAGTTCATCTCGCAGCTGATCTCCAAGTGCAAGCTGTTCGCCAAGCTCCACGGCTGCACGATCTGGATGATTATCCACCCAACGAAGCTCAAGGCCCAGGGCGAAGGCAAGGAGCCTATTCCCGGCCTGTATGACCTCGCCGGCAGTGCCCATTGGCGCAACAAAGCCGATGCCGGGATCGTCGTCTATCGCGACTATGAGGAGGAGGTCACCTTCGTCATATCGAAGAAGATCAGACGTCAGCCGATGTGCGGCCGACCTGGCTCGGTTTCCCTGCAGTTCATTGGCGCCGACCGTCGCTTCGAGGCGGTGCCGGACAGTTTCAAAACCCTTGGATCAGACGAGAGATAGCGGAGAGTATGATGGCGCAAGTGATCAAATTTCCTGGTGGGCCAAAACCGGTGCCGTATTGGTGCGGCAAGCCAATGAAGACAGCCAAGCCAACGCCGAAGCGCGGACAATCGAAGCTAGTTGATGATGTCGCCGAAATCTATTCGGCAATCCCTGCCGACCTCGGTCGAGGACAGGCGGCATACATCTACGTCTCGACCGTTTTGCAGTTCTCTCGCCAGATCATGCGCGATCTGTCGGCCGATGATTTGGAGATGCTAAGCGCGCTCGTCGAAAGCGCCGGCGATGTCAGGGCGGGGCCGGACTGGGACGAGGTTGATATCCTCGTCGACATGGTCAACTCCGAATACGCTCGTCGCGACGGAGGCGCCGCGTGAAAATCTTCGACGCTGGACGGGAATTCTGGTTCGTTGCCCAAGTGATGCCAGGGGAGGAGCGAGCGGCCGTTGCTGAGATGGAGCGGCTCTGCTCTCGGAATGATATCTATCTTCGCACGTATGTGCCGCACGGCCGACGAGAGGTGAAAAACCATCGGACGCACAGATACCACGTCCGGGAGTACCCGGCCTTGCCAGGATATGCATTCATCTCGATCAACCGCGACAAGATGCACGTGATCCGGGATCATGTGGTCCGCTACTTGGGAGGAGAGCGGCCCATCGCAATCCATCCAGACGAGATCCAGGCCGTCTATACCGACGAGATCAACGGAGAGTTCGACCAACTCGGGCAGTCGAAGAAACAGCGGATTGCGAAGCTAGAGGAAAAGTTTCCTGTCGGGTCCGAACTTCGGGTCGTCGATGGATGCTTCATTGGCTTGAGCGCCGTCGTGAAGGAAGTTACGGGGCCTGGCAGGATCGCGGCGCTGGTCGAGCTTTTTGGAAGAATGACGCCTGTGGAATTCGAGAAGAAACAGCTGCAGGCTTCTTGAATGTATTCCTATGTTAAGGTATCTATTCCTCATCGCGATTTGCGGAGCGTCTGGCGGACGATGGGATACTCGCCGGCTCCATTGCCGGGTCGGTCGCGGCCTGAGCACCCAATCCGGAAGATTGCCCGCTGTCGTTTTGTTAAGCTTACTGAGCAGGCGACGAGCTTCCGGTAAGGTAAAATTTACGGGTAACAGCTTGTATCCCTTGCATCAATTGCGTCAGGGGGTCCCATGGTAAAGGTCAGCTACGAAACCGGTCAGGTTCAGGAAATCGGAAGCGGTTTCGTTCATGGGAAGATCCATTATCACTCCCACGTCTTGTTGAAGAGAGGCGACGGCGAGGTAGTGCGATTGGAAGACGTGGCCGTTGATGATTACATCGATGACGCGGTCAAGGTCGGTCGATCCTGCACGATCGCCTTCATCAACCGGAAGGTCCGCCTACCAAAGCCGTTCGACAACCAGGTCATTCGGAACGCCATCGTTGGTGTTGCCGCATCAGACGGCTATGTTGCCATGAACGCGCGGGCGCAGAACTATTATCCACACCTGAGCTTCGGGATTGCCGGGCTTGGTGCTCTGCTCATCATGATGACACGAGACAGCTATCATCCGACAGCTTGGCTCTTTATCGGGTCGCTGATGGTCATCATGTTCGGGCTGGTGGGGCTGGCAAACGTAAATACGGTCAAGAACACCAACGCCGTCCGCGATGAGATTATTCGGAGGTTCGAGAGCCTTGGCAGCAAGCCGCAAGCGTCGGTCGTTTACGCATAACCCCGACATCTGGGACGCAATCTACTTCGTGGCAGGGGGCGCGACGGCAGGGGGAGTACTCGAGACCGGAGCGGCGGAGTTTGGCTGACTGGGGCCGCGCATCAAAAATGCGGCGAGCAGAATTATAACGATAACGGCGAGAATGCCGATCATCCCATTCTTTCCCATGTCATCGGTCTCAGTTCATGGCCAACCAAATCGCTCCAGCGATGAGGCAGCCGAGAGCTACGGTCTGGCAGACATAAAACAGGAATTCGTGCCGGTTGGGTGGTGTGCGGTACATCTTGATCTCCTCCTGGAAATCAAACCGACATGCGCATCTAAGGTTCCGGGGGGGCTAGTGAAGACGTGACGGCGTCATCGCGGCAACCGCAGGCGCCCGACACTGACACCTTGGGCTGCTAAACAACCCCGCTAACGGCTGAAGACCTAGGGACCATCATTTGGCCCTCTATTTCAAATCTACGCTCTTAAGCATTTCGGCCTTGAAGTCGAAATACTTAGGTTCGTAGGCATGGGTCTCTTGGTTGAACCACACGCAGCCGACGCTTTCTGAACTCTTGATGTAGCTCAGTGTCATCAGCGGCCCGCCAGATTTAAGCCTGACCACATCACCGATTTTAAATGTCATGTCACATCTCCCTTGCTGGTCGTTGGGAGAGGACCACGCAGCGGGTGAGTCGGCAACCGGGAACTGGATACCCACAGTAGTACACAGGGCTGGGTGCTCAACCTGAACTCTAAAAGTAAAATAATGAAGTTTCGCTTGACCGGGGGGAATCGGGCAAATTCTCCCGCACACCGATAAGTTTGAACGTCGTTAAGGCCTCGTTTGCCGCTAGACTTTCACAGCAGTGTAATAGGGGTTGTTGCCGAACGAAATCGGCGCACTCGTCCCGGACCTATCGAAGAGGCCAGCGCGCCGATCGTCCCCTTTCGGCCGCGAGGCGCTGATTACTTCGTCCGGGCTTAGGTTTGTTGCGACAAGACGACGAAGGACCTCTTCAATTTCCGCTTCCGTCAAGCTTCCTGGAAGCTGCCACTGCAATTCCTCCGTCGTGCTGACGTGTTTTCTGATGACCCACTTATGCATCCCATCCTCCCAAGGTTGAGCCGCATAAGCTCGCTCTATTTCCTCCCAAATGCAAGCAGCCGCTCAGACCGGCAAAGGTGATCCATGTCAGGCGTATCAACATTCACCGAGGCAACCGGTGACCGCATCTGCGAGCGCATCGCTGAAGGTGAAAGCCTCAGGACCATCTGCAGAGATGCGGATATGCCGGCGATGTCGACGGTGTTCAAATGGCTGGCTTCCAACGACGCTTTCTCGGAGCAGTACGCCCGCGCGCGGGAAACCCAAGCCGACGCACTGTTCGACGAGATCCTGGACATCGCGGATACGCCGATGATCGGAAAGAAGACGAAGGCCGACAAGGAAGGCAATATCGTCGAGGTCACAACAGGCGACATGATCGAGCACCGCCGGCTGCAGGTCGATGCCCGGAAATGGATGGCCGGCAAGCTGAAGCCCAAGAAATACGGCGAGAAGCTCGACCTCAACGTCGGCGGCAAGCTGTCGCTGGTTCCTCAGATCACGATCAATGGCAAACCAGGCTGACGCTCTTCTGAGCTTCGACCTCCATCCGAAGCAGATGGCGGCGTTCGAGAGCAGGGCGACAGAGATCCTGTACGGTGGGGCAGCAGGGGGCGGTAAGAGCCACCTCATGCGCATTGCCGCGATCACGTGGTGCTCGGAGATCCCAGGGCTTCAGGTCTATCTGTTCCGCCGCATCAAGGACGATCTGGTCAAGAACCATGTAGAAGGCCCGAATGGCTTTCGCTCGATGCTTGCCGGCTGGATCGACTGCGGCTTCGTCACGATGGTGGAGGACGAGATCAGGTTCTGGAACGGCAGCAAGATCTATCTATGCCACTGCAAGGACGAGAAGGATCGCATCAAGTACCAGGGCGCGGAAATCCATGTCCTGCTGATCGACGAGCTGACGCACTTCACGGACGTCATCTACCGCTTCCTGCGCAACCGCGTTCGAATGGTCGGCATCGCGGTGCCAGAGAAGTATCGCAAGACATTCCCGCGCATCGTCTGCGGTGCGAACCCGGGCGGTATAGGTCACCAGTTCGTCAAGGCGACGTTCATCGACGGCGTCCGGCCGATGCAGACATACTACGCCAGCAAATCGGAAGGCGGCATGCTGCGCCAGTACATCCCGGCGCGGCTCGAAGACAATCCGAGCATGGCTGCGAACGACCCCGGCTATGACGCACGATTGCACGGCTTGGGCTCTGAAAGCCTGGTTCGGGCAATGCGATACGGCGATTGGGATATCATCGACGGCGCGTTCTTCGACAATTTCCGCAAGGACCGGCATGTCCTGCGGCCGTTCCAGATCCCGAAGGACTGGCTGCGGTTCAGGGCAGGGGACTGGGGATCGGCAAAGCCGTTCTCATTCGGCTGGTATGCGGTGGCGAGCGAGCCTTACATCGCCGGACCGGGCATCCTGATCCCGCGCGGCGCGATGATCCGGTACAAGGAATATTACGGCATCGCCACAGATCGAGACGGCAAGTTCATCCCGAACAAGGGGGTGAAGATGACCGCCGCGAATGTTGGCGCTCAGGTCCGTCTGAGAGACGCGGCCGATACGATCACCTATGGCGTCCTCGACCCGGCTGCATTCGCCCAGGATGGAGGGCCGTCGATCGCAGAGCGCATGCGGGAAGGGACGACCGGCAAGAACGGCTGCACCTTCCGGCCGGCAGACAACAAGCGTGTCACGGCTCGCGGCGCCATGGGTGGCTGGGACCAGATGAGAGCACGGCTGGACGGCGACGAGGACGGCCGCCCGATGCTGTATTTCTTCGAGACGTGCGTCCACGCAATCCGGACGGTGCCGGCGCTGCAGCACGACGAGAACAGGCCGGAAGACCTCAATTCAGACATGGAAGACCATGCGGCGGACGAGATCCGTTACGCCTGCATGTCCCGCCCATGGATCAAGGCAGTGCAGGAAGAGCCCACTGCGAAGGCCAAGCGCGGCCTTCCGTTGCCGCCGCCCCCGACCGAACGAACCGGAACAAGGATTGCTGTGTGATGGCTGTGGATATCATCCAGTTCGCCCGAACATTCGCCCGCGAGATGCCGAGGGTAATGATGGTTCAAGGGCTCCCTTGCGTCCATCCGACCGACTTGGAGCCGATGATCCGGCGCGTCAGCTTCAAGCATGGGTTCGACAATCACGTGTGGCTCAGCAATCGGCTGGAGCTTCATTATTCGAAGATGGCCGTTGGCCCGCGCTCCGATAGGGCGCCGAGGAAGTTCGTATGACGGATGACGTTGATCAGACGGTTGAGGACGGCGACGACTTCGACCCGAAGAAGCCGCTGAAGAAGTCCGCGGGCTATCTCAAGCTCATCAAGGACTACGAGAAGGCGGGCTATCGCAGCTACAGTGACCACGCCGACAATATCGACAAGCGCTACGCCGACCTGGAGCGCCTGGCGAACACGGCGCGCGACCGCGAGTTCGCGATCTTCTGGGCAAATATCCAGGTTCTCGGGCCGTCGATCTACTCGCGCCCGCCGGTGCCGGTGGTCATTCCCCGGTTCCGTGCCGATCGCAAACCTATTCCCCGTGTTGCATCCGAGCTACTGGAGCGCTGCGCCACCGTCGGCTTTGAGCTTGAGGATCTCGATGGGGTCATGCGGTCGGTGCGCGACGACCTGTCCATCCTGTCGCGCGGCTGCTCATGGGTGCGATACGAGGCGAGGAGCAAGGACAATAACTTCGTCGAGAGGTTCTGCATCGAGCACACCAATCGGAAAGACTTCGCACACGATCCGGCCAGGACATGGAAGGAAGTCGACTGGGCGGCCAAGCGCTCCTGGATGACGAAGACCGAAATGCGTAAGCGTTTCAGGAAGACATCGGGCAAAGCCTACCTCGATGCTGCCTTCGCGATCCGCCGCGATGAGCAGGACAATACGGATGGCAAGCTGAAGGCCGGCGTATGGGAGCTCTGGTCGAAGTCGGCCAACCGGGTCGTCTGGTTCACCGAGGGCGTTGAGGTTCTTCTCGACGATGACGAGCCGCATCTGAAGCTCGAAGGCTTCTTCCCATGTCCGAAGCCGGCCTATGGCACGACACAACGCAACAGCCTTGTTCCGGTGCCGGATTACGTCCAGTACAAGGACCAGTTGGAGGAAATCAACGAGCTCACCCGCCGCATCTCGGCATTGGCGGAGTCGGTTAAGGTCAAGGGCTTCTATCCGGCCGGCGCCAGCGATATCGGCGATGCGATCGAGGCCGCCATCAAGTCGCTCGACAATCGGCAGATCCTCGTTCCCGTCTCTAATTGGGCGGCGTTTGGTGATCTCGGAACCAGCGAGCCGATCATCTGGCTTCCGATTGAGATCATCGGCAATGTCATCGTGCAGCTCGTCACCCTGCGTCGCCAGCTGATCCAGGACGTCTACGAGATCACTGGCCTCAGCGACATCATGCGCGGCTCGACCGATGCGAATGAAACGCTCGGCGCCCAGGAGCTGAAAAGCCAGTACGGCTCGGTGCGTATTCGCGATCGACAGGATGAGATGGTCAGGGTTGCCCGCGACCTCACCCGCATTGCCTGCGAAATCATGGCGGAGAACTTCCAGAAGAAGACGCTGCTGGAGATGTCTCAGCTCGATATCGCAGAGGACGCAGACATCAAGAAGCAGGTGTCCGCGCTCGAAAAGCAGATCAAGGGCATCGAGGCGCAGATCAAGGAAGCGCAGTCCGACCCGGAAATTCAAGCTCAGGCCCAGCAAAAGCCGGAGGTCGCTCAGAAGATCCTGCAGCAGGCGCAAGGGCAGATCGAGCAGCTGGCGCAGCAGATCAAACAGCTGAACGAGACGGTGACAATCGAGAAGGTGATGAGCCTCCTGCGCGAGCAGAAGATCCGGCCCTTCACGCTCGACATCGAAACGGATTCGACGATCACCCCTGACGAGAATGCTCAGAAGAAGCGCGCCACGGAATTCACGACTGCGGTCGGCGGCATCCTTGCCCAGGCGGTGCCGGCTGTGAAGGAGGTTCCCCAGATCGCGCCGCTGATGGCCGAGACGTTGAAGTACGTGGCCAGCCAGTTCCGCGCCGGCCGCCAGTTGGACGCAGTGATTGACGAGTTTGCCGAGCAGATGAAGCAGATCGCATCGCAGCCTCAGGCGAACCCGGAGGCTGACGCAGCGCAGAAGACCGCTCAGGCCGACATGCAAGCCAAGGCGCTGGACGCCAAGATCAAGCAGGACACGTTCGCTCGAGATACGGACATCAAGGGCAAGCTTGCCGATCACGACGCCAAGATGCGCAGCTACGAGGCAACCGAAAAGGTGAAAGCGATCCAGGTCGAAAGCCAATTGCGTGCCGAAAAGCACGCTCAGGACATGGAGCTTGGTCGCCTCGATGTCGAGAAAAAGCGGCTGGAAGTCGCCAAGCTCGGAGGCCAGATCGATGCCCAGGGGCAGGCGGCGGAGATACATGCTGCCGAAGCCGCCCAGCGCATGACCGAACGCGCGATGGAACCCGTAGGAGCCGAGGAATGAGACAGCGCCTGTGCCGCGTTTGCGGAGGCTGGCACGACGTTGATGCCTGGCCGCATAACTGCATGCCGGAGCGCAGTCACGCCGCTTCTGACCTGCCGGTGCCGAACTACATTTCGGACGGCCTGAACGGCGTGCAGTCGATGCTGGACGGCAGGATCTACGACAGCAAGTCCAAACTCCGGGCGACCTACAAGGCGGCCGGGGTTGTCGAAGTGGGCAATGACCCGGCGCGCTTGCGTCCACGTCAGAAGCCGAAGCCGGACCGGAAGGCAATCCGGGATTCGGTCGAGAAGGCCGCCGCCCGGTTTAACCGCGGCGAACGCGCATCCCCTCAATAAGCAATCCCTCAGACGGAGAATAGAAGATGTCGGACATCAATACCGGCGCAGCACCCGCTGCCGCTGAGCCCGCCCCTGTATCCGCCGAACAGGCTGTGCAAACCCCGAACCCGGTTCGTACCGATCCGCAGCCACAGGCGAAAGCGGAGCCGGAGAAGAAGGAAGCAGCCGCCCCCAAGCCATCGGCCCGCGACGCCATCGCCAGGGCTCGCGAGAAGGTCAACGAGCAGGAAAAGGCGGAAGGCACCAAACCGGTCAAGTCGGACGCGAAAGCCTCTGATCCTGGGAAGGCGGATGCGAAGGGCCCGGCGAAGAACGAAGCCAAGACCGACGCCACCAAACAGGCGGCCGACAATCGCGACGAGCGCGGACAGTACAAGGCGAAAGACGCTGCCGCAGACGCTCAACAGCAGGCCGGCAAGGTTGCCGCGACCGATCAGCAGCACCCGGCGCAGAAGTCGCGCTATGAGGCGCCGAAGCGGTTTTCGTCAGACGTCGCGGCGACGGCCGACTGGGAGAAGGTGCCGGAAACGGTGCAGGCAGCTGTCCATCGGGTCCATCGTGAGATGGAGGAGGGGATTGCGAAATACAAATCCTCACACGATCGATACGAGCCGATCCGCGAGTTCGACGAGATCGCCAAGAAGAACGGCCATGAGCTTCGCGAGTCTCTCGGCAAGGTCGTCGAGATCGAGCAGGCCTTCGCCCGCAATCCGGTCGAGGGCTTTCAGAAGATCTGCGATCATTTCGGCATCAACAGCCGAAAGCTCGCCGCACATATCGCCGGCATGAAGCCCGAGGACGTGCAGGTCCAGCAGGAAGGGACGATCAGCGACCTCAAGCGTGAGGTGGCCACCCTTAAACAGCAGATTTCCGGCGTGAGCGACGGTTTCCAGAAGCAGCAGAGCGCTGCGACATCGAAGGAAGTCGAAGCATTCGCCGCCGATAATCCCCGTTTCTACGATCTCATGGGTGACGTCGCCTTCTTCCTGAAGAGCGACAAGGTCGACCAGGACCTTGAACCCTTGGCTCGTTTGAAAGCAGCCTACGAGCTTGCGGAACGGCTCAACCCCGATCCGAACTCCAAGCCTGCAACTACCGCAACGGCCTCAGACGCCGACGCAGCAAAGGCCTCAGACGCCAACTCCGAAGCTCTCGCGGTTCAGACCCGCAAGGGCGAGAAGTCCATCTCAGGCGCTCCCACCGCTGGCTCAGACCCGGCGCACCGCGAGCCCTCCACCTCGATCAAGGACAGCCTGAAGCGCGCGTTCGCTCAAGCCGGCTGATCCATTTTCCCAAAAGGAGGGGCGTATGGCCCTAACATCTGTTGAAAAGAACCAGGAGATTTTGTCTCTGGCGCTCGAAGACCGTTCTTCGGGTTACCAGGACTTGGTCTCCAACTCGAAAGCCCTTCTCGCGGTCCTGAAGCGCAAGGGCAATTGGAAGTCCTATAGCGGTCCCCGTATCCGGGAACGGCTGCTCTATGCCAAGACCGGTTCGGCCGTCTGGTATAACGGCTTCGACTTCCTGAACCCGGTGCCGGCGGAGCTCTTCAACGACGCCGAATGGACGCCGAAGATGTGCGCAGTCGCCGTCACCCTGAGCAACGAGGAAATCCTCAATAACGAGGGTGAAAATCAGCTCATGGACGTGATGGAGGCCCACATCTCCGCGGCCGAAAGCGAGCTGGAAGACGAAGTCGACCTTTCGCTGCACGGCAACGGTACCCGCTTCGGCGGCAAGGAGCTCGGCGGCCTTCAGCTGGCAGTTCCGACGGTCGTCAACTCCGGCGTCTACGGCGGTATCGACCGTACCAATGCCATCTGGCGCACCTCGGCATTCGATGCGAACTCGTTCGCCACGGATATAGGCACCCAGGTCACCTCTGTGACTATCCGGCCGTTCCTGAACCGCATCATGACGCAGCGCTCCCGCAACAAGAAGGCAGCCGACCTGCTGCTGATGTCGCCGGAGCACTATGCTGCCTATGACGCGGCCACCATCGCGATCCAGCGCATCAACGACGAGACGGGCCTTGGCAAGCTTGGCTTCCAGACGCTGAAATACTTCGGCGCCGGTCGCCAGGCTGAAATCGTCCAGGAAGGTGGCATCGGCTCGAACATGCCGGCGAACACGACCTACGGGCTCGACACCGAGAACCTGCGCCTTCGCTACCACCCGGAACGAAACTTCAACAAGATCGGCCGCGCACTGATGCCGATCAACCAGGACGCCGTCGTCCAGTACATCGGCTTCATGGGTGAGCTCACGCAGACCAATCCGCTGTTCCAGTGGAAGCTCTACGACTCCAACCCGGCCGCGTAAGGAGGAACCTTCATGGCTTTCGTTTTCCACAATGTGAACCTCGGGCATCCTCCGATCGCCTCTCACCTTCCGGCCTCCACGGCGGCCGGCCGGTCCACTCCCGGCCCATGGCTCGGCGATATCGCCACGGCTCAGGACCCGGATTACGGCACGGGCGAATTCATCTACCTCAAGGGTGTTGCCAGCACCACGCGGGCTTCGTGGGTCACCTACAATGCCGACGACTTCTCGACCACGCTGCTCGCTGCCAATGCGATCGGACCGGTCGCAATTGCAATGGCTGATACCGTCGCCAACGAATACGGCTGGTATCAGATCCAGGGCAAGGCGATCGGCAAGGTGCTCGCTGGCTTTGTCGACGACGCCAACGTCTACGCTACGGCTACGCCCGGTTCCGTTGACGATGCTGTCGTCGCCGGTGACCGCGTCCAGGGCGCCAAGGGTGCATCTGCGATCGGCACGCCCTCCGCCGGCCTCGCCGAGTTCGAGATCAGCCGTCCGTTCGTCAACGACGCCCTGGCCGACTAAGGCCATTCAGCAGGACATGAGAAAGGCGGGGCTTCGGCTCCGCCTGTTTCTTTGCAACCTCTCAGACAGGAGTCTCGACGATGAGCGAGAACAATTCATCCCTGACCTATCCGGTCTTCAAGATGCTCAGCACGCAGAACGACATCGAAACTCGCAAGAAGGGCCGCCCGGTCTATGACGATCAGGAAGTCTGCGAGATCCGGTTCTCTGGCAACAAGCAGACTGTCGGCGTCTTCCCCGCGCACGAAATGTGCGAATGGGCCGACGATCCGCTGACGCAGGAGCGGACCCGGATCACCTATGCCCAGAAGTTCAACGAGCAGTACATGCGGTTCAAGAACGGCGAAGCCCAGGCCGCGCACGGCACGCCGCTCGAGGAGCTGGCCTTCCTGACCCAGGGCAAGCGCCTGGAACTGAAGGCGCTGAACATCCACACCGCCGAAGCTCTCGCTGCCCTCGACGGGAACCCGCTGAAGATGCTCGGCATGAACGGCCGGGAGCTCAAGACGCAGGCACAGCTCTATCTCGACAGCGCGACCCGCCAGAATGACGCCATGTCGATCGCTGCCGAGAATGCGAGGCTGAAGAAGCGCCTGGCCGAGCTCGAAGGCAAGTCGAACACCCCGAAGAAGGGCAGCACACCGAAGAAGAGCGAGAAGGTGGCCGCCGAGGCAGACGGCTCTGGCGGCGATGAAACCGACAAGCCAGCCGAAACCGAAAACCCGTTCAGCGACTGGGACGCCGAAGATCTTGCGGCCTGGATCGTAGATGCCGAGCCCGGCTACGAGATCGATGGCCGTTGGGGCAGAGAGACCCTTGCCGAGAAGGCTAAGGAGCTCAACGACAAGATTGCCGCCGCGAAAGCCAAGGGCTGATCCATGACCATCCTGAGCGCCTGCCAGTCCGCGGCCATCCGGCTTGTCGGCCGCAAACCCACGACGATTTTCAGCTCGCAGAAGGCTTTCGAGCTGGAGCTGTCGGATCTCGTCCAGGAAGCGGCCGTCGATATCGCAAAGGCCTTCGAATGGCAGGCGCTCATGGTTCTGGCCGAGCACCAGGGGGACGGCACGACCACCGCGTTTGATTTCCCGGCTGCATATGACCGCATGCCGGTGAAGGGCAATATCCATTCCGCCACCTGGCAGCAGTCGGGATATCGGCCGGCGCGCGACCGCGACCACTGGATCAACCTGCAGACCTATCTTTCGGCCGGTACGCCTGGCTTCTGGATCGTCCTCGACAACAAGATGCAGATCTTCCCGCCGATGGGGCCGAGCGAGAAGGCCCAGTACTATTTCATCACCAGTGAGATTGCGAAAAGCGCCTCTGGCAACAGCAAGACTGTGATCAGCGCCGATGACGATGTCTTCAAGCTCGACGAACGCCTTCTAACCCTGGCGCTCATCTGGCGCTGGAAAGAGATGAAGGGCCTCGAATATTCGGAATCCATGGCAAATTACGAACGGGCGCTGGCGCAGATCGGCGGCGCGGACAAGGGCAGACGCATCCTGTCGGTTGGAACGCGCCGCACTTCGATTGACGCCGATCTCGCCTTCCCGGGGACGATCATCCCATGAGAAGGCCCGCACCGAAGGTAAAGCCCCGGCGCGTCCGCCCCAAGAGCTTCCCTGCGGCAGTCGCGGGCTGGATCGCAAACCAGAACATCGCAAGGCCTGATCCGAATGCGCCGCAGGGGGCGTGGGTCTACGAGAACATCCTGCCCACTGCGACCGGCGGCGAGATGCGCCGCGGCAACGACATATTCTCGACCATGCCGACCACCGCCAAGCCGGTACTGTCATTGTTCTCCTACAAGAGCGGCAATCTGCAGGCGCTGTTCGCCGCGAACGAGAACGAGATCGCGGACATCACCAGCGCGCCGACGAACAAGCTCACCGGCCTGACCAGTGGGGATTGGAGCGTCGTCCAGTTCGTGAATACGAACGGGCAGGCCTTCCTTCGTGGCGTCAACGGCAGCGACACGCCGTTCGTCTATGACGGTTCGACCTTCTCGACCACGCCCGCTTTGACCTTTGCCGTCGGCGTGACTGTGACAGCAAACCAGATGGCGCGCGTCTGGACCTACAAGAACCGCCTGTTCTTCATCCAGAAGGACAGCATGGATGCATGGTATCTGCCCGTGAACGTCATGGGCGGCGAGCTTGTGAAGCTGCCGTTGGCGGGTGTGTTCAATCGCGGCGGATCGCTTCTCTTCGGTTCCTCCTGGTCGATCGAGAGCGGCGACGGCCCGAACGAGTATTGCGCGTTCGTCACGACCGAGGGCGAAGTCGCGGTATTTGCCGGTGCAAATCCAGGGGATGCTGATACCTGGCAGAAGATCGGCGTTTACCGGATCGGAAAGCCGCTTGGCGCCAAGGCTTTCTTCCGCGGCGGCGGTGATCTGATCATTTCAACGTCGATCGGCGTGGTTCCGCTTTCACAGGCAATGCAGCGGGACTATGCGGCTCTTTCGTCTACCGCCATCTCCTACAACATCGAAACGGCCTGGAATTCGACCGTAGCTGAGCGGGATAGCGCCCCGTGGTGCTGCGAAATCTGGCCGGAGAAACAGATTGCGGTGATCGCGCTTCCGACGCTGACGGGTACCGCCCCGCAGATGTTCGTCGTCAATACTCGGACCGGCGCGTGGTCGAACTGGACAGCATGGGACGGTAACTGTCTGGAGGTCTTCAACGGCCGGCTCTTCTTCGGGTCGAAAAACGGGAAGATCGTGGAAGGTTTTACCGGCGGTACCGACCAGGGCATGCCCTACACCTCCACCTATATTCCGCTCTTCGAGGACATGGGCAATCCTCTGTCGAAGAAGATAATACGCATGGCGCGCGCTGTTCTGAGGACGGCGATCACCACCGACGTACAGCTCACGATACAGGCCGACTATATCGTCAACCTGCCCGTGGCGCCGTCCGCTCCCTTGATCCCGGCACTGAACGAGTGGGGCGCCGCAGTCTGGGGGCAGAGTGTCTGGGGCGAGGGCCGGGTCAAAGAGATACAGCAGGATTGGGAATCCCTACCGGGGGAGGGATGCGCTATCGCCCCTTGCGCGCGGATCACCAGCGGCTCGTCCATTCCGCTCGACACCGAGATTGTCCGCATTGATCTCACCTATGAGGAAACGGACATCGTCGCATGAACATCGTTACGGATGCTCGGGTCGCAGATTTCGTGTCACGACTCGTCAACAAGCCCTTCGTGCCGCCGTTCACGGCGATGGGCGTTGAGCGGGACGGGGAGGTCGTCGGCGGCGCTGTCTTCAACGTGTTCGAGGGTGCCGACATCCACGTCAGCGTTGCCGGCCGCGGTTTCTCGCGGGAGTTCCTGACGAGCGTCGGGGACTACGTCTTCCGCCAACTCGCATGCGAGCGAATGACCGTCATCACCGAGCAGCCCAGCGTCGTCCGGATCGCCGAAAAGCTTGGCGGCGAGATCGAAGGGCTTATCCGCAATCATTTCGGCCGGGACAGAGACGCAATTCTCGTCGGCATTCTCAAAGACGATTGGAAGTATTGATGGTCAGCACTCCCAAGGCACCCGACCCGAAAGAGACAGCCGCAGCCCAGGCCGGCATGAACGTCGACACTGCCCAGGCGCAGCAGCTGACCAACATGGTCGACCAGGTCGGCCCGGATGGTTCGCTGACCTATACCGCGAATGGGACCAACTCATTCGTCAACTCCCAAGGCCAGACCGTCACCATTCCGAAATACACGGCGACGACTGCTCTTTCGGCCGCACAGCAGGGGATCAAGGACCAGACGGATAGTGCCAGCCTCAACCTCGGCACCATCGCCAACCAGCAGAGCGACTTCCTCAAGGATTACCTCTCGAAGCCATTCAAGGCCGACACCAGTGAGGCGGAAGCTCGTCTTGCTGAACTCGGTTCTGCTCGCCTCGATCCGCAGTTTGCGAAGCAGGAGGAGGCGCTTCGCACGCGTCTCGCCAACCAGGGCGTACAGGAAGGTTCCGAGGCCTGGAAGTCTGCCATGGGAGACTTCAGCCAGGGCCGGAATGACGCCTACAACAACCTCTTCCTAACCGGACGCTCTCAGGCCATGAGCGAAGCGTATGCCGAGCGAAACCAGCCATTGCAGGAAATCGGCGCCCTCCTTTCCGGGTCACAGGTCCAGAGCCCCCAGTTCGTCAACACGCCACAAGCAAGCGTTGGCGGTGTCGATTACGCGGGGATGGTTTCCGACAAATACAAGACGGACACGGCAGCAGCCCAATCGAAAATGGGCGGGCTATTCGGTCTGCTTTCCGCGCCGTTCGGCATGTTCAGCTTCGGAGCTTGATAGATGGCAATTTCGAAAGCATTCGTCTGGGGCGAGGGCGGGGCGCAGCTCACGCCTGAACAGATTGCCAAGCAGCGCGAGATCGAAGATGCGCTCCTGCAGCGCGGGGTCGATACGTCACCAGTGGGCAGTGCCTACGAGGGCTTGGCACGCGTGGCCAATGCTGCAGCCGGCTCGTTCCGCCGCGGTCGGCTGGGCCGGGCAGAGAACGAGAACAAGGCCTACGATGCCGCGGCCTTCAACAATATCGTCGGCCTCATGAACGGCGGCGGTGCAGGAGCGTCCCCATCGGCATCCGGCGCGGCGGTCACGCTTCCGGGCTCCGGCATTGCCAGTGAGATCAAGGCTACCAATCCGTCGATTGATGTTGCCGACAATGACATCTACTCGCCGTTCATCGATACGGTGAAGGCCGGCGGTCTCAGCAACCCCTATGGCCTGGCTGCCGTTGCCGCGACTGGCAAGGCGGAGAGCGGATGGTCTCCGAAGAATGCAAATCGCTCCTGGTCTGATCCCAGCGAGAGCGGGCAGGGCGGGACGGCGGGTGGCGTCATGTCCTGGCGCGCGGAGCGGCTGCAGAACCTTTACAACTACGCTGCCTCGAAGGGCGAGAAGCCGGGAGCGATCAGCCCGCAGACGCAGGCGGAGTTCTTTCTGAAGGAAGATCCGCGGCTTATCGCCAAGCTGAACGCCGCCCAATCACCGGACGAGGCAGCCGGCCTGATGGCGAATGCCTGGAAGTTTGCCGGGTACGATCGACCGGGTGGCGAGGCGGCCCGCCGGCGCAGCTACGTGAATGCATATCTGCCGAAGTTCCAGGGCGGCAACGAGGTGGCGAGCCTCGACCCATCCGCAGGAATGGCGCCGGCCGCAGCCGCGATCGAACGACAAGCACCTGCGTCGGGGTATGTCGATCCGGTTGTTTCCGCGCCGAATTATCAGCCGCCAGCCGCCGCGCCTCAGTCTGAACAAGCCGATGCCGCGCTTCCGGCGCTGCCGAGCCGGGATATTGCGCCAGCGCCAGCCGTGGCTTCGGTTCCTCCCGTCCAGGTCGCTCAGGCAGCCCCGCCCGCTGTCACTGCGCCGAACGGATCACCAATCCCGCCGGAGATCTTGCAGGTGCTCGGCGATCCGCGCGTGAGCCAGAGAACCCGCGGTATCGCGACCCTGCTCCTTCAGCAGCAGCAGGCGCGCAACCAGGCGATCCTTGAGCAGCGCTTGAAGCAGGCCGATCCCGGTTACCAGGCCGATCTGCGTCTCAAGACCATTCAGGCTGATCAACTCGTCAACCCGAAGATCTCGCCGGCCGAACAGGCGCGCATCGACATGGACAAGGAGAAATTCGGCTACCAGAAACAGAGCGGTAGCGACAAGCTCACGCTCGAGCGCGAGAAGTTTAATGCCGATCGGGAAAACAACCGACTGACGCCAGACATCAAGGAATATGATGCTTATGCGGCTGACGAACGGGCGGCTGGGCGGACGCCGATCGGCCGTCTTGATTACCAGCAGGCCGTGAAGAAGGCCGGCGCGACCAACATCAGTACCGGTGAAGGGGACAGCTTCTACAAGGAGTTGGACAAGAAGAACGCCGAAACCTTCAGCACGCTTTCCCAGTCGGGAATGGAGGCCAGAGGCAAACTTGCCCGGATCGATCGTCTCGAAGGGCTGATGTCGAATGCCCCGCAGGGTGCAATAGGCGCCTTGAAGCAGGCTGCCGGCGAGTGGGGTATCCCTACCGAGGGCTTAAGCGATATCCAGGCCGCAAGCGCTTTGCTGGAAAAGATGGTTCCGGAACAGCGCCTGCCGGGTTCGGGCACGATGTCCGACGGCGATATCAAGATGTTTCGGGCATCACTTCCTCGCATCATCAACCAGCCAGGCGGCAACCAGCTCATCTTCCAGACCATGCGAGGCATTGCCCAGTATGAGCAGCAGATGGGTGAAATCGCCGATCGGGTCGCCAATCGCGAAATCAATCCTGCCGAGGGCCGCCGCCAGATCCAGGCTCTTGCCAACCCGCTCGCTGAATTCAAAATCCCATCAGGCCCAACGCCGAATGAAGGTTTTCAGGACCGGCCGGACCTGGGGCCTGGTGTTCGTATCAGAAAGAAGGCTGACTGATGCCAACCTATGAAGTCGATCTCAACGGACAGACGTTTGAAATCGAAGCGCCTGATGAGGCATCGCTTTCCGTCGCCGTGAAGAAGCTGCAGTCGGATGGCGGGTCGGCGGACAAGGGTAACGACCCGGGTGGATGGAGTGTCGACAATGTCGTGAGATCTCTTGGCCGTGGGGTCCTGGGTGTCGGATCGTATCTGGATGAGGCCAACGCCGCGACCAATGCCACCCTGGCGCCGATCGTCGACCCGCTGCTGCCGGACAGCTTCAAGAAGCTTCCCGGTGACACCTGGGGCGACCGATATAATCAGGCGCTCGATATCCAGCGCGGCAAGGATGACGCTTTCGACGCCCAGCACCCCATTGCGTCTACCGGGTTGAAAATTGCCGGCGGCGTAGGCTCGGGCATAGGTCTCGTTAAAGCGGCTCCAGCCATTGGGAATATCGTGCTCGGCAATGGCGGCCGGTCTTTGCCTGCAAAAGTGGCGGCTACTGTTGGCGCGGGAGGCAGCACAGGTTTTGTCCAAGGCTTCGGTGCAGGCGAAGATGGAGTTGCCAATCGTCTCAGACAGGCCGGCTTGGAGTCTGTAACTGGTGCCGGCGCTGGCCTTGTCATGATGCCCGTCGCAGCCGGCGTGAACGCGGGGGTCAAAGCCGCGGCCAGAGGCCTGATCGGTGAAAGCGATGATGCGCTCTCGTCGATGACGCGTGAGGGGCGCAACTACGTTACCAAGGAACTTGCAGACCCTGAACAGGTGGGCTGGTATCGCACTGAACTCGATCGCCTTGGACCGGATGCGATGCTCGCTGACGTCTCGCCCGACTGGCAGGGCGTTGCCCGTGGCGCTGCTGCCCGACCCGGAACACGCGGCATGATCGTCGATCCGTTGAACGAGCGCTCGGCGATGGCGAATACACGTCTCCGGGGTGATGTTGAGGCGACTCTCGGTCCTGATCCGATCCCATCAGCCATTGATCGCGAAATCGGCCAGAGCCAGGAGCAGGTTGGACGACAGTATGCGCCGATCTTTGCCGAGCGGTCGCCTTTCGATTTTACTCCGATCACCGACGATCTTGATCGGCAGATCACGACTTTGCGCGGCGATGCACAGCGCCAGCTTCAGCGCGTTCGCGGCATGCTGAATGAGTTTGGCGGCGAGGGCGTTACCAGCGATCCTTCAGTTGCCTTCCAAACACGCCAGGCGATCGATGGTGTATTGGCGACGGAACAGAACCCGAAGGTCATCAACGCGCTCACGGATGCGCGCCAGATGATCGACGACGCGCTCACCCGGTCTGTTCCTCGCATCAAGGAGGTCGACGCCAGCTTCTCCGAACTTGCCCGTCAGCGGGAGGCTTTGGCCACCGGCCGGCCGATCCTCAACAACGAGGCTTCGGCAATGCGGCCAGTCGAGCTTCAGGAAGCATTGGTGCAGGGCGCGCAGCCCCAAGGCATGCAAGTCGGCCCGTCTGCCGTTCCGACCCGCATGCGGCAGGCCGCACTTGGCGAGGTACACCGGGCGATCGGCACCAAGGCCAACGACACCACAGCCTTGCGCAACATCGTTCGGGGTGAGGGTGACTGGAACCGGGAAAAGCTCGGGCTTCTCTTCGGTCAGGACAACGCCGATCGCGCTCTCGCTGCCATCGATCGGGAGACGGTATTCGGTGACACCGCCAATCGCGTTACCCGTGGTTCGGATACGGCAATGGGTACCCGTTTTACAAAGTTTCTCGACGATATCGAGAACGCGCAAGATATACCGGGCGACACGACGCTGACCGGCCTTGGCACGAAGGCAGCCCGCAGCATCATTCGCTCCCTCACGCAGGCCAAAGCAAGTGCGGACACCGGGAAAGTTGCTGAGGAAGTGGGGCGCTTAAGCGTTGCTCAGGCGAACGCGCGCGATGAGATCATTGAAGCGCTTATGAAGCGCGGCAAAGAGAACGTGCTGGATCAGCAGAGGCTTGGAGTGATCTCTGCGATTTTACAGAGCGGGGGCCGCTCGGCCTATCCGTCTTTGGGGGTGCGCTGATTGCGGGCAGCGTCCCATCGCCCGATAAAAAAGCAAATTGGGCCAGCGAGCACAGCGCCAGCGAAGAGCATCGTCAACTCAGTTGGCAGCTGTTCGACAACCCATCGAGTACTGAATACGACTGGAATTGCCACGGCAATGATCAGAGCAGCGGCCAGCAAGGCAACGATTTTGATCGCCTTGTGTGAAAGCTCTTTCGGGTCGTGATCGATCTGCATCCACAACCAATACCGCACTCTTCGAAACCTCGCAATCGCGGGGCTATTTCCGCTTGGAGATCCTGAATGCCTTACGACAGCAACGGCAATTACACGCTGCCAGGGAGCTATTTCGTCGAGAACGGCGATACGGTCCTTCCCGTCCAGCACAATCCGCCGCTGGAAGACATCCAGGCCGCCCTCAGCAGCGTCATCTTGCGTAGCGGTGTGGCGCCGATGGGTGGCAACCTCAAGATGGGCGCCAAAAAGATCGTCGACCTTGCTGCAGGAACGGCGACGACCGACGCCGTCAACAAAGCCCAGATGGACGCGGCTACCGCGGCTGTAGCCGCGATGCTTCCGACCCTTGTCTCCAAGGCCGGGAACTACACTGCGCTCGATACCGACTACAACGCTTCTATCCGATTTTCGGCCGCTGCTACCCTATCGATCGATCCCATCGCCAATCTTCGCACCAACTGGCGTATCGAGGTCTTGGCCGCCGGTGGACCTATCACCATCGATCCTAACGCCTCTGAGCTGATCAACGGCGCTTCCACGCTCGTTCTATCGCCAGGTCTGACGGCGACCATTATCCGCGAGGGCACCGCGTTCTTTGCGGAAATCAACGGGACCCCGTCCGGTACTATTGCAACCGGCGGGATGGGTTCCGCTCCAACTGGCTGGCTGAAGTGCAATGGCGCCGCAATCAGTCGGACCACATATGCCGCTCTATTCAGCGCCCTGGTTTCGGGTGACGGCTACACGCAGCAAACATTTACCGTGTCGATCGCTTCCCCGGGGGTCTTCAGTAGAACAGCTCACGGATTTACAGGCGGTGAACGTCTGCGTCTCAGCACAACCGGCGCATTGCCAACGGGGTTGAACACGACGACCGACTATTTCGTCATCTATGTTGACGCCAACACCTACCAACTTTCGGCTTCCGATCTGGCGCCCGTTGCTATCAACACGTCCGGTACGCAATCTGGAACGCATTCGCACCTGAGAAGCAATTGGGGTTTGGGGGACGGTACCTCGACGTTCAACGTTCCAGACTATCGCGGCATCTTCCCGCGTGGCGTGGATGACGGGCGAGGCGTTGACGCCGGCCGCGCGTTTGCATCTGCGCAGCCCGACGCTTTTCAAGGGCACTGGTTCGGTCGGCCGGGTCTTACGAGATTGGGCGAATTCTTCCTCAATGTCGTTGGCGGCGGAACGCAGATTGGCGGCGTCAGAGCCGACTCCACCAACCCCTCAGTGCCCATCACCAATGGGGTCAACGGAACGCCGCGCATAGCCTCGGAAACACGCCCTATGAACGCCGCGACCCATTATTTCATCAAGATTTGAGGGGCAGACAATGCAAATCTATCACTATCATCCTGTGACAGGGTTTATTCTGGGAAGCGGTCAAGCTGATCCTGACCCTCTGGATAATCCTGGAGGTGACCCCTCCCTGCCGTTCCTCATCCCCGCGAACGCAACGGCTGTTGCGCCGCCGGAAACGGTAGAGGGTCAGGCGAGAGCCTTTCGAGATGGCTCATGGATGTATGTCGAGATCGAGCCGCCGGCCGAAGAGCCGGAAGCCCTCCCGCCTTCGTCCGGCGATGTAGATGCCGAACGCAATCGACGCATCTCGGCAGGGTTCACGTTCGAGGGCGTCTTGTACCAGTCGGATGGCGAGGCGCGCGAAAACATCATGGGAGCGCACAAGGCTGCTTCGGATGCAATGATGCTGTTTGGTGCCCAGCCCGGAAATCTCGCATGGCGGCAGCTTCTCGACCCCGCTGCGCCGGAAGTGTTCGAATGGATCGCGTCGGATAATTCCCGGATCGCGATGGATGCGCCGACCGTGCTTCGTTTCGGTTATGCGGCCTTGGCCCACAAAGCGGGTCATATCTTCGCCGCGAGCGATCTAAAGAGCATATCCCCAATCCCAAACGACTTCGCGACCAATTCAGATTACTGGCCGTAACTCGACCGTCTGCTGCTCGCTTGATGGGAAATGCATGATTGTGCGGGGGCCTGCGCCGGTCCGCCAGGATGCAGGCCCCCAACCCGACGCAAGACAAACAGGTTCAAAAAAGAAGAGGGCTCGACCCGTTTTCCCCGTTCGAGCCCTCAATAGTCTCTTGGCGGTGGGAACATCGCACAACTTATAGGATAGCGCATCACCCAAACAGGGTACACCGTGTGAGCTAGGCTCGCGTGCTGGATGCGCCTCTCTAACTCAACCTCAAAGGACATCACCATGAGCGTCATCACCGCCGCGCAAATCCGCGCGGCTGCAAAATCGCGTGTCAATGAAGGCAATATGAACTCTGTCCTGGTCGCACTCGACAAGTTCGGGCTGGGTCTGGGGCTGAACCGGCCGCACCGCGTCGCCCACTACCTCGCGCAACTGATGCACGAGAGCGGGGCTTTCCGGTTTGACCAGGAGGTATGGGGCCCGACCGCGGCACAGGCTCGATATGATACCCGCGTCGATCTCGGCAACACGCCGGCAGCCGACGGCGACGGTTACTTCTACCGCGGTCGGGCCGGCATCCAGATCACCGGCAAGGCGAACTATGAGGCCTTCCGCGATTGGTGCCGTCAGAAGGGTTACAATCCGCCAGACTTCGTTGCGGAGCCGGATCTCGTTAATACCGATCCCTGGGAAGGCCTGGTGCCGCTCTGGTACTGGTCGACCCGGAACCTGAACGCCTATGCCGACCGCAACGACATCGAGACGATCACCAAGAAAATCAACGGCGGCAAGAACGGCCTTGTCGACCGCATCGATTACTATGGCCGGATCTCGCTAGCTCTGCTGGGCTACCAGCCGAACGAGACGGACATCCGCCGCTACCAGTCCGAACGCGGCCTCGATGTCGACGGCGACGTGGGGCCGAAGACGCGCGCGGCCTTGCACAAGGATCTGCTCGCCCTGTCGGGAGCATCGGTGCAGATGGCGGCGTTTTCCGCGTCGCCGGTGACCGAAGAGAAAGCCGTGGTGCCGGCCGCCGTCGAGACGCAGGTCAAACGCAAGTTCAGCCTGTTCGGTCTTTTTGGCGGCGGCGGCTCGTTCGGTGGCCTTGGCCTGGCTGCCTTGGCCGGGATGGATTGGCAGGTGGTCGCGGTGCTCGCAATCGTCATCCTGATCACGCTGATCCTTGGCCTCTTGCTCCAGAACTCCGTCGTCTCGGCGGTCGGCAAGATCAAGGCGGCGGTAGAGGCATGATCACCGATAAGATCAGCATGGCGATCGCCGCCGCCGCCGGCCTGGCGCTGGGCTTCGCCGTCTTTACCACCATCAACGCAGTCTGGTGGCTTCCGGACGCCAAGGAGGAGGCGCGGGCTGTGGAGCGCGCCACCATGCAGGCAGTAACCGACAAAGCCGTAGGAGAACTGAGCAATGAAGCTGACAAGGCTCGCTTTAACCGTCGCATGTGCCGTGAGCGCGGCGGCGTGTACCTCAACTCAACAGGTCGGTGCCTCGAAGGGGCAACTGTCCCGCACGGCTAGGGCAATCGTCGGCACGTCATTGATCGGAGTTCGAGGTGCGACGCCAGCCGATCAGGAGGGCATAGATGACACGGTTGCCGGCGTCTGTGGGGCGAGCGTGTGGACGCAGGCGGAATGCCTGGCGCATGACCAGAAGACAGCGGGGAAGTCCAAGTGAGCTCCGCCTGCCCACGCTGGGGTAGGCAGAGGCTCAGGGCTCGATGGGAGGAGCTGCTCAGACGCCTCAGCTTGCATCGTTGGGGAACGAAGGCCGTGACCGATACGCCCAAAGTATCGCGGCTGAGACGATTACGACACAAACTGCGAAAGCCAGAATGTATGTACCCATAATTGATACCCCTAAAGCAGTACAACTTGCAGCTGATCGAAAAGTTCAACCTCTTATCGAATTTTCTAAGGCTTGAAGGAATTGAACCCGTCAAACCAGATGTCTATTCGCTCTCGGGTCTCGTCATGCAGATAGGGGCAGGCGAACCTCACTTGTTTGAGGATGGCAGCGGTCTCGCCTTCCTCGAAAATCTTGTTCCGCTGCTTGTGGGTCAACGTCATTGGTTAGCCGCCGCGTTGCGTGTTTCGGTGAAGCGTTCCAGAACCGTCAACGACGCTCGATAATTGAGGAGATGCTGTAGCTCATCTGCATTGGGGCCTAACGCGATATCGCTCTTATTCGCGATGGGTGGATGGCGACGTTCGATGTCGGCGATCAAGAGTCGGTAGATCAGAATTTGTTCGCGCACGGGGTCCATGGTTCAGCCGATCTCACCAGTAGGCGGCAAAGATAACCTGGGGCCTCTTCTGGTGCATTGAGACAGATCAAAGTTCAGCCGGCGCTAACTCAACTTCTTTCCGGAGATGTGTAGCAGTGATGTCAGAACCCGAGATACGCCGGGCGGACGCTCCGGATCAGCATTCCAGTCTGCGTCTGGCGAACATTTAGGGCAAGGCATGCCGGCGGAGCCACAGCCGCAGCCATGTGTCCCTGTCCATGGCCTTGTCAGGTGAGCCTCGCACACCCATCCGGTATCTCTGCACGACATGCACTTGCTCATACCGTCTCCTCATCACTTCGAAACAGTAGGCTCGCGCCGTCCGCCGTGGCGCGAGCCTATGAACCCGCATCTAGATCAGGTCCAAAAATCGAAGGCTCGCCCGTTTTTCCCGTTCGAGTTGTCGATCCTCTGGCGCCGGCAGAGATATTCTTTTCTGGCGAAGCGGCCATAGCTCCTTCGGCATAGATCCGATCTTGATCGCACTCAAAGCAACGAATTGGCACTGTGAAGGGCATGAGCACTAATGACAGGGAATGACGAAATGCCCAACGGCGCAGAACACCGAGTTGTTTATACGGATGCCTTGACTGCCCAGCTTGGCGAGCGGGTAACCAATCTCAACCGCCGGCAGTCGGATCTTGAGAACGAAATGCGGTCTGGCTTCAAGCAGATCGAGTCGTCCATGTCGGCGATGTCGTCGGAGATGCGGTCTTCCGTCGCCTCGTTCGCGACCAACATGGCGGAGCGCAACAAGCCGCAGTGGCAGGCGCTCGGCGTGGCTCTGACCTTCTGCACCATTCTTGGCGGCCTGGCCTATTGGCCCATCAACTCGGCGACAACCGACCTCAAGTCAGCCGTTGTGACCATTTCCGAGAAGATGGTCACGCAAAAGGAAATGGAGTGGCGTACCCAGCGCGGGGCGGAGGATCGGGCGCGGTCCGAAGCGGCAGTGAAAGAGATCCGAGACGACCAAGTGCCTCGAAAGGAGCTCGATCGTGTCTGGGCAAACTACGATCAACGGTTCCAGGACCAGCAGCGTCAGATCGACGAGGTGAAGACCGCGCAGGGCAGCGTCTACGGCCAGCGCGATATTATTCTGGATCTTCGGGAGCGGCTTGATCGGGTCGAGAGACAGCGGAACGTTTCACCCGGTAGCTAGACACTGGCGGGGCTCCATCTGGGCGTAGTTATTATAGGTGGGGTCGGGCGTAACGGATTGGCGAGGACCGAAGCTTGCGCCAATTTAACAAAAGTTCATTTGATTTCCGCGAAAATATTCCTATTTTGTTCTAGTGAGCAAGCGCTGGAAATGCCCCAAGTTGCTGAAAGGCGGCAGCACCCGGAGCGGTGTGGGACAGGGGGCCAGGGGCTCATAAAAGAGGCTCGGTCAACCCCGGGCCTTTTTCTTTTGATCAATGACCCAATCGAGGAATGCCCTCTGGTCGGAGCTTAGCGGGCATTTCGAGTACGGCGGAATAATTGTAAGACCGCAATTAAGCGTGTGCCCATTTATCTTGAGCAATCTGCCGGCGAGCTCCTTAGCATATCGATCTTCGCAGCGTCCGTAGACATTTGGCTCGAGCGCCTTCCAAATCGCACTTGTGAAAAGATCAGCGATTTGAAGGCCGGCGCGGACTTTATGGTTTTCAACAGCAATGTCCGCAGGATTTAAGACCGACCAATCTATCGAGCGCACTGGTTTCATCTTCTCCTTGCCGTCGCGCATGAATTCCAGATATTGGCGCATATTGTCGTAGTCGGTGCCCTTCCGCCGCGAAAAGACCACCTTTAGACTCGCCTTTGCACCTTCAGCGGATGCCCGACGTTTGCACGCAGCTGTTATTCTCTCAAGAAGAAACCGGGTTAAGTAGTTGTACAAGTGCTGGGGCCTCTTAAAGATCTCAAGCTCGTTGGCGTCGAGGATAGTGATCTTGTTTGAGGATATTACGCAGCCACCGATCGGTTTTGTCGCAATCGTCGCGCAGGCATGGACCTTCTGGTCGTGATTTAGGTCTCGGAAATGGAGGTCCCGCTGGTTCTTCTTCGATACGAACGCCGACATAATTTCATCGCGCCAACCAGGGAGATGCCGATCATTCTCCTCGTTTACGACTGCCGCACCTAGCGAGAGCCAGTGTGATTGGGCGGTGTTTCCAGCAGCCAGCTTGCCAAATCCTTCGTCCCCGGCCTCGTCGACATACGCAACGAACCGGTGCACCCCATCTGTCTGAGGAACGATGGCCAGAGGTTCGCTCAATGCGTCGTCCCTCCGCCGATCTGAATTTCCGTCCCCGTATCCAGCACGATATGCAGGTCCCGTATCATCGCCGCGGCGTTGAGCAGGACAGCCCTGACCTCCTCGTTTGTTCGCCTCCCGAAAGGAACTGCAGCTGCGACGACTTGAATCTCTGTGACCGCGTCGCCACCGGTACGGGTGATGGGGATCCCGATCTGCTCTCGCATCTTCCGAACAACCGTTGCGGCACGGTCCAGCAGCCGGTTCTTTTCCAGTGCTGTCAGCTTATCGATTTGATTGGCCGCTCGTATCAATTCGGCAATGAAGTCGGTGGTCGAACTCAA